GTCTGAATTTGTTTAGATTAAACACCGAAGAAGAACCAGATAAAGTACCCGACGAAACATTTCCCAGAAACTCTCTCTCTGTGACTCTAGTACCTCGATGACCGTCTTTAGAGAATACAGCACCTGCTGAGTTAACAGTAGACGCCATGAGTGAGTTGGATTTAATTGTGTAGTCTCCGTGTCCAAATAATCGTGCAAGGGAGGAACCGGCAAGTGCGCCGAGCTCTCCCTGTCCGACAAAGTTGCCCAGGGTTCTACCGATTTTGGAAGCGGCCGAGTTGACCGTATTCTTTCCAACCAGTTTATTCTCAAGATGATCGATCTTAGATTCGAGACGTTGCAGAGGGTCTGTAATAGACGTCGTATCAACATTATAGTCTCCTTTTCCACGGAGTGTGGGCCTCTTCGAAGAGGGCTTTCGATTACCATTTTTGGTTTTCATGCTTGTGTATTGGATCCAGTCAAGCGGAACTGGACTGTACATGAGTAGCACCTCTTCTGAGGGGAGCCGTGCAGTCTCTCGGCATTTTGGTTAGCAAGGAATTATTAAGGTTACCCACCTTTTTGGTCCTAAAGCTACTCACCCAATACCGTCTTAAGGTCACGGTGGGACCTCCCGATACGCCGGGGACGCCTAGTTAAAACCGAGATTGAGTTTACGCTGACGTTGATCTGCCTTTTTCAAGCGCAAACCAAGCTTATGCCTTTTCTTTTCCTCTAATCGTGCTTGAACCTGTTTAGGTTGCAAGGCGTAAGGAAGGAAAGAAAAAGTGCGTACCTCGTTGAGAAACCGATATGTAGGAATTTCCCACAGTTCTGTTTCGTCAGTACCAATCTCATTGATAACCTGGTCAGGAGGATTTGGGATAGTTTCGCCAATTCCCTCCTCGGTCGGTTGGATGGTGTTTTTGTCGTAGGCGATGACCCGGAACGGAAAGTTCGGCATCTCTGAAGGGTCGAGCATCTGGGAACGCTTATGGTTAGCGGTCTTCAGTAGTCGAGTCAATTCAGAATTGGACAGACGACAAGAAGGAAGAAGAGAGCCCTCATCGAGGTCACCATATGCGCAAGCAAGTGGTGTCGACTTAATAACGGAGTTATCAAGAAATGGGAGCTCGTCTTCTCGATATGGACCGAGGGGACTACCAAGACAGGTGGCCACAAAAGCCTCACGGGATCCAAGAGAGGAAACCGGGGAGTTGCCAACCTTAAGATAGGCGAAGGGTTTCAAAGGGTGATCAGAAGGGTGACCGAAGAAGTCTTGTTGGGCGGCTATTAAAAGTCTCGATGCAAGGGCTCTCTGAGGTTCAGAGTACCTAGGAACGATACCTTCAGGTACGGGGAAGCCGAGGCCTCCAAGATAAGGGTGGGCATACACGTTGAGCGTATGGCGTCCGAACCTTGTCTGGCGTTGGATTTCCTCTTTGTGGTAGTTGAAGAAGAAGTTCGACATCTTCAGGGGATACATGGCACCCATTAGGGCACCAGAGTACCAGCCGTTGAGAGGAACAGAGTCCTCCCGTACACCACGAGCCGTTTTTGAAAGACCGATCAACAGCCCAACGTTAACAAAACCATGTATTTTGACATAGTCTACCTGATCGATTAATCGAGGTCGAAAAGGGTTAACATCGGACTCTTCAAGATCTGCCCATGAAACACCACGAGTTCTCTCTAAATTCCCCTTGATCCAGTCGAGATGCGATTCTTGTCTAGAAACGTACTCAAGAGGAAGGGAGTTAACGGTGAAGAACCTTGGATGAGAGAAGTTCTTTCCTAAGGAAAGTAGGAACCCGACTTTCTTCCCCGTTTGTAACCAGTTCTCGTACATGGTGGGATTCGCTCGAAAGAGAATATCATCACCGTTAATGAGAACTGGGAGTGTCGCGTAACTCCGACGACCTGAGATAAGGTCTACCCGGATATTATCTGGGAGAGCCCTAAAATAGGTGTAAAGATTAACGATGCACAAAATCGGAAAGGAGAGCACAGAACCCATCAACTGTCCGTTCTTTTGAAGAACGGGGGGTTGATCAGATTCCTTAGGATAGATAAGGACTTGTTCATAAAGGATTTCCTGGAAGTGTTTGATAAGAGGCTGGTCCTCAGGGCGGAGCTTACGGATAATCGTATCTAAAACAAGTTTAGTTATAGATATCTTTAAGCGGTCCGTGGCAGAGGAATAGTCGCCCGAGACGAAATCCCATTCGGAATCCTCGCCAAACAGTTCACGGTGACGTGAAAGCATTCGGTGGAGGATGTCCTCAGAGAAAGGGGTTGTAATCAGCTCAAAACACGGAAAACGCGCTAGGTATTCCCAGAGGGCTTTCTGAAGTGGTTTCGAGAGGAAAGTGGATAGGGCGGGCATGGCCGTTATCGTCCGAACTTTCAAGGGTTCCGTAATACCTCTAACCTGAGCAAAAGGGTAGATTTCCCATGGGGGAGGAATCTGATCTCGGATTTTAGAAGGAAGAGAGGAATACCTTTTATCAATCGGTCGATTGATAATAGAATTCCATTCCTCGAGGCTAGGTATAGGGAGACCTCGTTCCTCTTTGATACCAAAGCGTGTCGGTACCATACGAAGGAGGAGGTTCTCTGTTCCATACCCGAGGATATCCTTGATTTGATCACGAAGATCTTCCCTTGCACCTCCTCTAGCTCTTGAGTAGAGATGGGAGGCATTAATAGATGCTTCGCTAACAGAGATCCTTTTTGTTAGGTTCTTGGGAGCAAAGTGTCGGAGGAAAGAGTTAAGGAACGAACGAAAGTCGTCCAGGTCATCAATCGGTTCAGGGGGTGTCGATAGGATATTAGCGTGTTTGTGGAAGGCTTCTTGAATGAAGCTTTCGGGAACAGGATGGAAGCCCTTTTTAGCTTGAGCTATAGAAAAGGCTGCCCGGAAGAGGAATGAGGCAGCCTCCCCACGGGGGAGTGGCTGGCAAATCCTCCGCCATATCCGGCCGAGTTCACCGTTGAAGAGAGAGTCGTTTGGGGGGAGATTATATTTAACCCACGACGGAGGAACCACAGGGAGCGGGTTCGACAGACAGGAGGCTAATGGGAAGTCTTTCCAATACTTACAGTTAGGGACAAAGTCTTATATGTTCCAAAGCGTCATCTTGCGGATTGCATGATAAACATTTGGTGCAGGAAGATTTCCCACGTAATCGGGATCTGGTACGCCGGTCGGATCATGACATATCTTCCCAGAAATGTCAATGAGAACGATGAGCATAGCCCGGATTCCGAAAAGGATCTGGATAAACATCTCTGGAACCTCCAAGGGTTCTCCTTTGAATTTCCTAATCTTATTACCACTTGAGGTCGCTTTAATAAGGATTTCTCCGTATTGAAGACGGACACCGTGGTTATAAGGATTAGGGAGATCCAAACCATACTGATGGTATGGCCCCAAGTCTTGGGGGGGGGGGGCCTTTCCCCCCTTAACGGTCCCGGGGGAGACCGGGGAGGTGGCCACTTAGGGAGGGTTTTCACAGGAAAGGGGA